TACTATTGCAAATCCAAATATTCCAACAGACGGATGTATTGCTGTATTTCATGGGGAACCAAATCCACATGACGTTAAAGATCCTTGGGTAATTGAAAATTGGAAATAATTGACACTATCCATAAAAGCAACTATACTATAAATATGACAAACAAGATAGGCTTTTGCTGCAAATACGTTACACACGATTCTAAAAAAGGCATTGTTTCAGTTCCCGAACTTAACACTTGCACAACCACAGTGGCTTGGCTCAAGAGGCAATCACAACAAATAGCAGAACAAAAACTATGGGACCTTATGGTTCATAATATTGAATCAATTAAATTATTGGTTCAACGGGTGGGGGCACTAAATGAACAATTGCGTATGGTACGGTTATCTAGCGACATCCTCCCTGTCTATACTGAGCCTAATTTTAGTTATTTTTGGCAGCAGAACGATACTCGCACTTACGCGGAGAAACATTTTGCCGAGGTGGGTGAATTGGCTCGTGCGCTTGGCGTTCGTCTTAGTTTTCATCCTGGTCAATTTTGTGTTTTGGCAAGTAGCAACGACGATGTTGTCAGGCGCTCCATAGAAGAATTTGAGTATCATGTAGACATGGCTCGTTGGATGGGATACGGTAAATACTTCCACGATGAAGGTTTTAAAATTAATGTGCATATCTCTGGTAGGCGTGGTCCCGCTGGCATTATTGCTGCTCTCCCCCTTCTTAGTCCTGAAGCTCGTAACCTTATTACTATAGAGAACGAAGAGATTACTCACGGATTAGACACTTGCTTAGAACTAGAGAAACATTGTGCTATTGTAATGGACATACATCATCATTGGATTAACACAGGTGAGTATATCGATCCCAATGATGATCGTGTTAAGCGTGTTATTGATTCTTGGCGTGGTGTGCGTCCTGTTATGCATTACTCACTAAGCCGTGAAGAACATCTAGATGAGAGCATAGTAAATAATTCTCAAATACTTTTAGACCTTAATGATTTATTATCACAGGGATACAAAAAACAAAAACTGAGAGCTCATTCAGATTACTATTACAACAATGCTGCTAATAAGTGGGCTTTAAGTTTTTGGAATAATTTTGACATCTGTTGCGAAAGTAAAGCTAAGAATCTTGCCAGCTTCTCTTTGTATGAATTTGCCTCTACGTAAATATCTACATGATACATGGCATAATATTTACAGGAATAGACAGTGAATCAACTTTAAGTCGTGCAGCAGGGTCATATCGTCTAAGAACGTGGTTATCAAAACACGATTACAAAATAGAAGTAATTGATTATTTTAACCAGTTTACTAAGAGAGAAATTAAAAAACTCTGCCAAAAATATATAGGTAATGAAACACTTTTTGTTGGTATTAGTGCTACATTTTTTTATAGTACAGAATATATAAATTTCCTTTTCAAACATATCAAAGAAAATTATCCTAATGTAAAAACAATCATAGGTGGTACAGAGTCAGAACTTGTTGGATTAAATTCTAAAATTGTAGATAAGTTTTTTTGGGGATATGCAGAGGATGCTTTTTTGCATTATTTAGACTTCTTATCCGGTAAAAGATTAGATGATTTAAATTGGGTGTCTTATAAAGATTCAGTTGCTATTAATGCCGAACAAGGATTTAAAAATGACAGTTCTGATTTAACTGTTGAATGGATACCTGAAGACTTACTTAACATTAACAATTTGCCAATCGAAATCAGTAGAGGTTGTATATTTAGATGTAGATTTTGTCAATATCCTCTTCTAGGTAAAAAGAAAAACGATTATATAAGACACGAAAATAATCTTGCTGACGAATTTAAAAGAAATTACGATACATATGGTATAACAAATTATAGTTTTTCCGATGATACCTTTAATGACAATATTATAAAATTAGAACATGTTGCAAATGCTATTGTAAAAAGTGGTGTTAATATTACTTACAGTTGTTATTTAAGAGCAGATTTATTAGCAAGTCATCTAGATATGATTCCTATACTAGGAGATACTGGCATGGTAGCTGCTCAATTTGGATTAGAAAGTTTTAATGAAACTGCTAAAAAAGTTGTTGGTAAAGGAATGGACACACAGAAACAATTAGCTGCCATTAAAAAACTTAAAGATTATAAACCAACCTGGACTTTTACTGGAATGATTATCGGATTGCCCGGCGAATCTATCGATAATATCTATAAGAGTCAAGAATGGTTTTTAAAACAAAATGGTGAGATTTTCAACGACTGGCAATGGTGGCCTTTGGGCATTAAGAAAAATGCCATGACTAGAAAAAGTGAATTTGATATAAATTATCAAAAATGGGGATATTCTATAGTAGATGATAGTTTTCATTGCACCGATTGGAAAAATGAATTTATGGATTTAGAACAAGCAAGAAAACTTTCCCATAAACTGAATTTAGAAACTATGACTATAAAGAAATCAAAGAGAGTATTTGGAACTATTGGATTATGGCATGCATCTGAGTTAGTAGGATTAGGACTTAAAATTGAGGATATTATAAATGATAACATTCCTCCTAATATTTTAAAAGAAATACAAGAAAAAATAATTTCAAATGCTATAAAGTACAAAGAATTTAAATTAGAAGGAACCGAAGAAGATGGTGCATTAACCATCTTCTTTGATAAAATTAAGAAGCTTTTTTAGAGCGACCTTTCTTTTTGGGTTCTTCAACTAGTGCTTCTTCTTGTTTTGCAATAGATATAACTTCTAAAACTGCTTCCTTCTTCTTTCTTGGTGCTTTAGTAGCCTTTGTTTTAGGAGCTTCTTCTTTGGGAGCTTCTTTTTTTGTAACTGATTTTTTAGCGACCTTTTTAGTAACTAATTTCTCTGCTTTCTTTACTTTTGACGGTAGAGGCGGCAGAACAATACTTTCCTGCTCGGTCTCATTTCCGAATAAACTTTTTAACCATCCAAACATGTATATCTCCTTTGGTAGGAATATTTATTAAGGTAAATACTAATAAATACTAAAAACTGCTATTTGATTGGAGCCACAATGGTTAAAAAGGTTGTTAACATAGGTGTTGAGGGTAATGATGCTTCGGGCGATCCTATTAGAGAAGCATTTGCTAAAGTTAATGAAAACTTCAACGAACTATACTCTGCATTTGGTAAAGGCGACGGTATATCTATAACTGCTCTAGAAGAGGGTCCAGATGAAGTCACTCCAAATTCGATTCTCGTATCAAATGATTTAGGTGATCAATACTTGTCTAAAGAAATTGAAGGACAAGGAGGTATAGAAATTGTTAATTCCGATCCTACTAAGCTCATCATAAGATCAGCATCTTCATCAGTTAATGCAGACTCTCGCCCGTCTCTAGGTAATAATTTAGACGCAAATTCTTTTAATATTTTACGTTTAGGTGATCCAAATCCAGTGACTGCTGCTGCCTATGGCGTGAGCGAAAATAGTTTTGCAATCAACAGAGGTTATGCAGATAGTAGATACGTTAATTTAGCTGGCGATACTATGACCGGTTATTTAAATGTTCCTGCTGGAGCAAGTGGAACTGAGGTAGCTAGAGCTAACGAAACTGTTTTAAGAGACGGCGGATTTACAAGTCAAATGACTGGACCTCTTATTCTTCAACGTAGAGTACAAGAAACAGACGATCCTTTATCTGCTACAACTAAAGAATACGTAGATGCATCTAGTTTTATTAGTCAAGTTAATTTATTTGTTAGCACACAGGGTGATGATAATCAATTTGAAGTTTCAGATTCTAGAAAAGGTAGATCAGAAGGATATGCATTTAGAACATTAAGTGCCGCATGTAGATATGCTCAAAGACTAATCGATGCGTCAGATTTTACAGTTAGTATCACTGTTAAGGACATAACTTATGGAAATGGGGCAAACGTTTCTACTGTTCTTAATATAACTCCTGTATCTAACTATTACATTATGACTATTCTAAACGACGGAACACAAACTGATCCAAGAGATGCGGACGATATACGTCCAGGACAAATTATAAAAGGAAAAATAAGTGGAGCAATTGCAAGAGTTGAAGAAATTATCGAAGGGACTATTACATTTGAAATAGAACCCGGCAATACTGTTTCTGCTGAAACTTATAGAGTTCAATATATTACAAATCCAATCACAAAATCATTTATTACTATCTTAGGTGGAGAACCGCTAGAATACGGTAATCCTGCTAAAGATTTACAGATTACAATTTTCTTAGAATCTGGAAACTATTATGAACACTATCCAATTAGAGTTCCAGAAAACGTTTCTATCATAGGCGATGAATTAAGAAGAACTATTATACGTCCAAGACTTGGTAGATCAGCAAGCTGGGCGATTGATACTTATTTTAGAAGAGATCCTATTTTTGATGGAAATTTACAAGTAACAGATAGACTCTTTGGTTATCATTATCTATCAGATACAAGTAAATCATTATATCTTCAAGATATTATTTCTACTACAGGTGTAGTAGTAAATGGTTCTATTACAGGAAGTTTTCCAGAATGGACTGGTACAATTACTGGTATGTCATCGACTTCCGGTTTATCTTTAGGCGACATTTTTACAGCAACTCAAGGAACTGGTAGCATAGGAACTAACGGTGTTTATACTGTTACTAATCTCCTTAGTAATGACACTATATATTTCAAAGCATTTTCAGGAACTACTCCTATTGCAGGAACTATAACTAATATTAAGGTTGGTAGAGCTATTACTAACGATGGTAATTTTGATAATGCTTCATTTATTCTATTACAAAATAGAGAATTTATTCAGGAAGAAGTTATTGCGTATGTTAATACTGCCTTAAGAGGATTAGAATACGACGAAGTAAAATGTCGTAGAGATACTGGACTAATAATTAATGCACTTGTATATGACATGATTTTTGGAAGTAATTTTGCTTCTATTGCAAGTGCTAGAGCATATTATAGGGGTACACAAGCAGCAGAAGTTTTAGGTGCTGATAAAATTGCAACTTTAGAAGCTTTAGATTACTTACAAACTCAATTAGAAATATTAGCACTAAGTTCAATAGCAGATACTAGAATAGCTAGTAATATAACACTTATGAAATCTATTATTAATAATGGATTATCAAGTGTTCCTGTTATTGTATGGCCAACTCCTTCTAACATAGTATCAGGATTTTCTAACGCAAGAAATATACTTTTTAATAATAAAGCATATCTACAGGCAGAAATTGTTGCTTATATTGATCAACAACTTGCTGCAAATATTAATAACCAAGCAAGTATATGGTATAATTTAGAAATTAACGGGTCTGCTTGCTCAAGAGATGTTGGATATATTATTGAAGCTGTTGTTTATGACTTAACTTATAGTGGTAATAGTCAAACAATTGATGCAGGAAGTGCATATTTCTTAGGAGCATTGGGTATTCTAAACACTGATGAAGTAGAGCCCACAATGGCTGCATATGCTGTTTTAAGAGATAGAATAGAAGCTATTATTCTTAATAATCCGTTAAATAATTTTCAAACATCTGTTCCCAGAGTAGGTGGTACTGCTGGGTCAAGTGATGCTGCAAATTCTGCAAAAGCATTATTGAATATTATAATTTCTATAATCGAAACTGACGGAGACCTTCCAACAAGAGTAGATCCAAGTTTAGTATCAGTTGATACTGCTCTTGTAACTGACTTTACAACTATTAATTCAGCAACTAATACTTTAAAAGATCAAGTTATTGATTACATTAATAATAATTTCTTCATATATAACGAAGAACTTTGTAAAAGAGATGTTGGACTTTTAGTAGATGCTTTAGGATATGACTTAGTTTATGGCGGGTTTTATAGAAGCTTAGAAGCAGCTAATAGTTATTTTGAAAGTGCAAGTTCTCTAATTGCTATTACAGATCAATTAGATGAAACATCAGCAGCTATAAACTATTTGAGTATTATAGCACAAAGAATTGTTCAAAAATTAGTTCCAATTACATTATATCAAAATGCTTATCCAACAAGTACTAGAATTTTACAATCAAGAACTATGACAGAAACCGCTGAAGCTGGTTCAACTACTGTAATTTCTAATTTAGTTGGATTAATGTTAGATATTATAACAGAAACATCTTCAATAAATCCACCTAAAGAAAATAATTCTATGGGCGTAGATGTTTTCTTAATGAATGATGCTACTATAATAAGAAATCTTTCTTGTCAAGAACATGGCGGATTTATGTGCGTTTTAGATCCTTTAGGACAGATTCTTACTAAATCACCTTATATTCAAACTGCTTCCTCATTCTCTAAAAGTATTAATGAGAGAATATTTGCTGGAGGCATGCTTGTTGATGCGTTTGCCGGCAATATTGAAGCACAAATTACAAGCAGAATTGATGAAGTTACTGTAGAAGTTAACGGATTAACAAAAAGATTACCAAATCTTCCAACTGCTTTTTATATTAAAGGAGTTAGATTTCAAGTTGATCTTATAACTGAATGGGATCAAGAAGCCGGAACAGCATTAATTCATGTTAATCCTGCTACACCAGATGACATTGATTATACCGAAGCAAGTAATTTTCAAGATTCGACAAGTCTATTTTTATCAAGCACAAGTATAGAGTTCTTATCTGCAGGTAATAACTCGATGCTATCTAATGATTATACCCAATTAAATGACTTAGGATACGGATTAGCTGCTATAAATGGTGGGTTACTAGAAGCAGTAGGTGTTTTCACATACTATAATCAGATATCTTACTTTGCTGATACCGGTGGACAAATTCGTTCAGTTGGCGGATCATCAGCACACGGTGCATATGGCTTAGTTGCTGCTAATTCTTATCCTCTCGAAGTTCCTGATGAAGTATTTCTTTTAGAAGATATGGTTATCGGTGCAAGTGTATATTCACCATTTGATATCTATACTGGAGTTGCAGGTGATAGAATTTCAGGAGCGGGAACAGGAGCAACATTTAATATTACAGTTAATGAAGCTGTTTATGTTATTACACTGAATAGTGCGGGAAGTGCATATACAGTAGGTACTCAGATTAACATACCTGGAGCATTTTTTGGTGGTATAACTGGAGCCAACGATGTGGTTATTACTGTTGCAACTACCACTAGTGGACCTCCTGGCCCAATTTCTACATTTACATTTACTGGAACTATTCCAACTGGAGCACCTGTTAACGATTTTTATTCTAGAGAAGGAGATAGTTTCCTTTACATAGATAATTTGACTAAAGACTTCAGAGTTCCAAATGGAAGTGAGTTAGAATTAGTATTCGGTGTTGCCCCTAACAGAGAAATAATTAGATATGTAATTAATAATGCATCTTTAGTAATTGATACAACAGGTGCTCCTGAATCAATAACTGGTAGTCTATATAGATTAAATCTAGCTAGTACTAGTCTTCTCGGAGGAGGAGGACTTTCTGAAACTGTTGCAAATAATGCAAGAGTTACAATAAGAATGAATCTTGGATTATATCTATACGATTTAAACCAACAAACTGCAACTCGTCCTTCAACTGCTTTAGTATTTGATGAAGCTACTAATGTTAATAGAATTATTGGTTTCTCGAATATATTTTCGGAAATAGCAGAATTTAGTTGGCCAGATGGAACTAATACTGTAACAATAACTTCTACTTCTCATGGATTAACAACTTCTTATCCTGCATCGTATACTGCTGTTGCAGGTACAAATATATCAGGATCTGGATCAAATGCTAAATTTAATATTAATGTTACAGTAAGCGGGTATACTGTTACTCTTAATACACCAGGTGTATTATATAGCAATGGAAATGTTATTAGAATTTTAGGAACTGCATTAGGTGGAACAAGTCCAACTAACGATATTAATATAACTGTAACAAACAATTCTCTTGGAGCAATCACTGGTATAAGCTTTGTTGGTGAAGTTACTCAAAATATCCAATACATAACCTGGATAGCAAACGTAGGAGCAATTCCTTCAAGAGGTTTCTATCCTATTACAGTGTTAAATGCAAATCAGTTTAGTGTTACTGTTGTATCAACTGCTGAAGGAACATCAGTTGGTTCATTATCATATGGCGAAGCTAATGGGCAAGTCGAAGCAACATTAAAAGAACCTTTTAGAGCTGTTCAAATAACAACATATTATGATGCACTATCACAGCCTGTACAACCATTCACTGTAACTGTAGATAGATCATTTGATGGTACAAATCCTTTAACAGCTAATCAATTCAATTGTTTATCAAACTTTGCATTATCTGTGAACCAGGAAATTAAATTTACTGGTACAGTTGGAGGTGTAACAGCTGGAACTTCCTACTATGTAAAAGCATTAGTAGGAACAAACAGGTTTACTATTTCTAATACTATACTTTCAGGAATAGCAGGACCTACTAGAACATTAACAAGTCAAACTGCAAGTATGTTTGGTACAACTAATATTCAAGGTGTAACTTACTTTACTTGGGGAGTAACAGGAAGTTATAAATTTGCTGTTAGAGAATTAAGCATATTAGATGCAAATAGAATACAATGGGGTATAGATAATAACTTCCCTATCCTAGTTGGATGGAGAGGTAGAGTTCACGAAATTACAAACTATAGAAGTCCAACTGTAAATGGTACTAACTACGGTGTAATAGAAATAGATAACTTAGCAGGAGACGGTCTTTTTGAACCAGTTGGCGTTCTCGAAGGCGGTTGGGACAATAATCCAGGACTAAGAGGTGTTCTTTCAGCAGATAATCCAGGTGATGTTACTGTTCAAATTTCAACAGTACGTGTTACTGGTCACGATCTATTAGATATCGGTACAGGAAGTTATGCACAAACAAACTTCCCAAATACTATATTTGGTAGCCCAGATCGTGATCCTGACCAAGGTGCTGAAGTTGTTGAAAGAGGAAAAGGTCGTTGCTTCTTTGTTACATCAGATCAAGATGGTAACTTTAAAGTTGGTGACTTCTTTAAAGTTGACCAAGGTACTGGTACTGTTACATTCTCTAGTTCTATTGCAATTTCAAACTTAGATGGATTAGGATTTAAACGAGGTGTTGCTGTTGCTGAATTTTCTGTAGATACAACTATGTTTGATAATGCTACAGATACAGTACCAACAGAACAGGCAGTTCGAGGATACATAGAAAAAAGATTAGGTCTAACTCATAACGGAACAGCGGTTCTTAATTCAGAATTAATTCCTCCCGGTGCAGGATTCTTATGTCTAAATGGTGTTTTGCCTATGAAAGCAAATTTAGACATGGGCAATTATAAAATTGTTAATGTTGATACTCCTGTAAGTCCTGCAGACGCAACAACAAAAACATATGTTGATGCTTTCTTAAGACGTCAAGGAGGTACAAGTAGGTCAGACATTGAGTCTTTTGAAATGAGACCAGATGTTTTAAATCCAAATGGAACTGTAGGATCTATTAGTGGAACAGGACCTTGGGTAGGAACTATTACCGGCCTAGCTACTACAACAAATGTAGCAGTTGGAAATACTATTGTTGCAACTAATGGTGTTGGTAGTTTGGGAACTGGTGGATTATATACAGTTACCTTTGTTGGTTCAACATCAGTTGATTTCTCTGCCGCAGGAGGATCTACTCCTATAGCAGGAACAATTACCGCAATTAAAATTTATGCTGGTAATATCAATATGAATGATAACAAGATTACTAATCTTGCTACTCCAACTACTGATTTTGATGCTACTACAAAGAAATATGTAGATGATTTAGCAGCATCTCAAAACGAAATTAGAGAGTTAGGTGGAGTAAGTCTACCTAATCCAATAACAGGAGTGACAAACAATTCATTGTTTGTCTTTAACGGTACAAACTTTACTTGGGGCGCTCAAGCAGGTGATGTTCTATTTACATTAGTAACAAATACTCTTACTTCAGCAATACAGCCGGGTGTAATTATTAACTCCGATGTAAATGCATCTGCTGCAATTGAACAATCTAAACTTGCAATGACTCTTGCAACTACAAGAGCTGCTGCACCAACGGGTACTGCGGCACAGATACAAGCTGCAAGTGGTATTGCAAGTTTCGATAGTGCTAACTTTGAAATTACAAGCGGCTTTGTTGGTATTAAAGCTAATGGTGTTGCACTAAGTGAGATTGCTCAAATAGGAAGCGATACTGTAATAGGTAACAGTAGTGGTTCAAATGCTACTCCAACTGCTGTATCATTTGCTACAGTCGTTCAAGAAGGTGGCGGATTATATCTACAACAGTTTAGTAATGATGGTGCTGTTGTAAGAATAGGAGTTAATTCTTATACTACATTAGCTTATACTGCTTCTTATACAGGTGTTAGCGAAAATAATACCATTGTACAAAGAGACAGTTCAGGTGGATTCTCAGCATCGACAATTAATGCTACAACACAATTCAACGTAAATGGTAATGTAGCTCTAAGAAGAAGTGCAGATGCTACACCATTCTTAGAAATTATAACTCCACAAGGTACTACATCTATTAGCACTAGAACAGTAAGTAGCGTTGTTAATACCACACTAGCTGGTGATTTAACTTTAAGTGCATCCGGTCGAAGCAGTACTGCTAATGGTAATTGGTCCGTAACAGGTGCATGGACACTTGCATCTGGTGCAACTTTAGAATCAACATATGCTGCTGATATTGCAGAATATTATCAGGGTGATAAAGAATACGAAACTGGAACTGTTTTAATGATCGGAGGCGAGTTTGATGTAACTCTTGCTAAAGGTCAAGGAACTACAAAAGTTGCCGGTGTTGTGAGCAATAATGCTGCATTTATTATGTACAAAGAATGTCCTGGTCTAAAAAATCTAGTAGCTTTACAAGGTCGAGTTCCATGTAAGGTTATAGGAAAAATAGAAAAAGGAGATCTCTTAGTTGTAGGAATTGTACCTGGTGTTGCTATGGCATCTTCCGATGCTAAGGCAGGTAGTATAATAGGTAAAGCTCTACAAAATTACGATTCAGATCATGTAGGAATTATTGAGGTTATGGTTGGTAAACACTAACCATACCCCGATAAATACTATAGAGGAATAAATTTATGGCATTACAAACTATCAATCTTGGAAACTTTGCTAACGACGGCACAGGAGACGATCTTAGAACAGCATTTTCGAAGGTAAATGCTAATTTCGAAGAACTTGATCTACAGGGCGGTCAAGCTAATACAATCTCTAATGTTGGAGTTGGAACTGGATTATATAAAGAAAAGATAGGTGTAGATCTTAGATTAAAAACTTTACTAGCTGGCAACGGAATTACAATTACTGCTTCATCTAATGAAGTTACTATAACTAATAATAGAAATTCTATTTTAAAAGTAAATGGCAATACAGGCTCTTTTACTTCTAATAACCCAAACGGTGAAATTAACATAGTAGGTGGATCTGGAGTATCTACTAGTGTTAATGGAAATACGTTAACTATTACAGGTAATAACTATACACTTAATACTGATCCAAATCCCGCTTTAGGCGGAAATTTAAATTTAAATGGCTTTAATATTCAGGGTATAGGAAGTTCTATAGTAGTAAGTACATTAATAGGTAATTTAACCGGAAATACAACAGGAATACACACTGGTAATGTTAACGGCGACGTTACTGGAAACTTATATGGAACAGTTTATGGACTTATAAACGATATTAATCCTACAGATTTAGCTAATACCTTTGATTTTGGTTCCATAAACAAACAATCTCAATCACCTATACAATATCTACTATTAAGCACTATGATAGATTTAGGAACATTTAGTTCTCCTGCAGATCTAGGTATAGAGGGTGGTACTTTTATATAAGCCCTTATACGATAAATACGGTATAGGGATTTAAAATAATGGCAATACCACAATGGACATATCCGTCAAATAGTAACTTAGGTACATTTGAAGAACGTCGAAGTCTCTCTTTACAAATCTTAGTATTTGATAATGAGGACCGAAGCACAGTTGAAACTCTTCAGTTTGAGAATAATATAGATTCTACTTTACTACCTAATTATAGTGATGATAATTTCTTCTGGGTTAAAAGCACAGGATTAGCTAATACTCCTTGGTTAGGTCAGCCTCCACAATATAATAGATATACACCTAGATCACAAAACTATGTTTTTAAAATTCCTAGAGATCAGAGAACTATTTTAGGAGAAAATACTACAGTTGTAAGTAGAAAACAAACTAATACACCAACTAATGGATTTTTTGGAGTTACAATAGACGGTGTTCCCTTCAAAAGTTCAAACTCAGGTATAGTTGCTTCTATAGGTGAACGAAATTATACAGAAAATGCTGCTCTTTATCCTATACGGTCATATCAGGATGACAGTACTAATCCAACAAGTTTCTTTGGAGATGGTTCTGGAATAATTCTTTCTGATAGAAAATTTTTCTATCATACTGATCCAAAATTACTTTATGTTAAAGATCCAACAAGACACAGTCCTATACTAGGATATGCGTTTGACGGGAACCCTATATACGGACCTTATGCATATAGTGAACCAACAAATCCTAATAGTCCTATCCGTGTTATGCGTACCAGCTATAGAGTAACCGATGTCCAAAGATCAAATGCATCTTTGCCCGATGGAACTTATATAGAAGACTTTGTTTATGAAGAAGGGTTAGGAGATTTAGACAAACATAACGGAAGGTTCTGCAGAACTCCAGATTATCCAGGAGGAATTTATGCTTATTTCGTTACCGTTGATCCAGACGATATAACTCTACCTAGATATCCTTATATAATCGGACCAACATATTATCAAGAACCATTATTACCTAATGGAAATTTAGAATTTCCTGGAGATATTAAAATTGAAGTAATATCCGGTCAGTTACCTCCCGGATTAAGAATTCAAGGAAACACTATCATAGGAACTCCGTTTGAGGTTAATAAATTAAGAACTTTTAGATTTGTTCTAAGAGCTGTGAATGTATCAGGACTTTCTGATAGAACATACTCAATTACTATAGAAGGTGCAGATGCTCCAATATGGGTAACACCAGAAGGAGATTTACCATTAGGAGAAACTGGTAGAAGAACAGAAGAACTTACAAGAACATTAGCATTATCAGGTAATCCCGGTGAATCTATTCTTAGATTTACTTCTGTTAATAAAGTATTAAAAAATAGTGAACTTTCGTCATTGCTGTACCCAGCTGCTTTTGCTTCTGCAACAAAAATATTATCAATTAATACTACTAGTAAAACTGTTTTATTGAATAAACCTTTAATAGGAAATATACCAGCAGGACAAAGAGTTACACTTACATCTACATACGTTCATACAAATTTCTTTGTTTTAGACAGTGAATATGTAAATTATGAACTTAGTGCAATAGATCAAGACTTATCTACTGGTCAAAAGTTATCATATTATATTCCACCGAGAGGAGGAGAACTACCTCCAGGACTAACACTTTCTGCAGATGGAATTATTTCTGGGTTCACTGAGGCTATCCTAAAAAGTGACCAAGGGGATATTAACGGTGCATATGATATGCACCTTTATGATAAGTTTGCTTACGACTACGGAGTCAGACCATATAATGGATATGATAGTTTTCTTTTTGATAATCAAACATTTGATTTTAGTGATTTAACAAGGTCACCTAGAAAACTTAATAGGTACTATCAATTTATTGTTAGAGTTACAGACGGATTATTCTTTGCAGATAGAAGATTTAGAATTTATGTTGTTGGTGATGATTCTCTTCGAGCAGATACCACAGTTGTTGAAGTAGGAACAGGATTCTATACTGCTGACGTTACTCCGATACGTAAGCCTTTCTGGCTCACTCCTTCTTACTTAGGTAAAAGAAGAGCAAATAATTATATAACAACTTACCTTGATGTTTATGATCCGTCAACTTTAAGAGGTAATTTAGGATATGTTTTAGATCCTGTAAATAACGACGGAACTATTAGTAGACTTCCTCCTAATATGCAGTTAGATCAATTAACAGGAGAAATTTACGGAGATGTTCCATATCAACCAGCAGTTACTCAGACATATAAGTTTACCGTAAGAGCTCTTAGATATGATCCTGATAATCCTTCATACGGTACAGAAAGATTTACAAACACTATATCAACAGTCAGTTCTTATAATTTAAGATTGGATAGTGTTGCTAATCTTAGAAAAGACAGTCTTGTTACTGCTCCAAACGGCAGTAATTTTATTACACCTGGTACAATTGTAACAGCCATTGATGTTGCATCTAAAACAGTTACATTAAACACCCCTTTATTATCTAATGTACCGAGTGGAACTAGATTTATTTTTAGTTTTGTTACAAGTTCGGCTAAAACATTTACATTAGATATTATAGGCGAGATTGATAGCACAATTAAATTTGTAACTCCAGGCGATCTTGGAACTATACCTGCTAATTTTATAAGCGAATTAGCGGTAATCGCAGAAACAAATATTCAAAATGCAGTTTTGAATTATACCCTTATCGGAGGAAGATTACCACCGGGATTAACTTTGTTTAGCGATGGAACGATTCAAGGTAAAGTAAATCAATTTGCAACAGAAGATGCCCCAGGCCTTACAACATTTGATAATAACACAACGTCATTTGATAGTTTTGATACTACTGTAGATAGAGATTACACATTCATAGTCCTTGCTAAGGATCAATTTAATTTTAGTGCAATAACTAAAATCTTCACAGTTAAAGTAACAACACCTAATGATTTACTTTACAGTAATATTTTTGTAAAACCATTCTTATCTAGTTCTAAAAGATTAGAATTAACCGATTTCTTTACTAATCCTAATATATTCGAATTAGACAAAATATATAGATCTAGTGATCCATCATTTGGTGTTCAAACTGAATTAAAGATGTTAATTTATGCAGGAATAGAAACGAAAGAAGCTCCCGAATATGCAGCGGCTTTAGGACGTAGCTCTAAAAAACGTTATAGATTTGGTAGAGTAAAAAAATCTATTGCAAAAACTCCCGGAACTAACGATGTAGTTTATGAAGCAGTATATATCGAAGTCTTAGATAACATGGAAACATCTAAAGGAAGTATTCCAAAAACAATAGACACTAGATTTAACAACTTCCCAATTACTGTAAATCAATCTAAAAGAGATTTATGGGACAGTGATATTTCGGACAATAATATAACCGAATCTAATAAAGATGTTTTGTCTAGAATTTGGCAACAAGACAAGATTGTAACAGCAGATTTTGACGGACAAAAAGTCAGTGATATTAACAAAAGTAACATTTTTGGTAATAGTACAAAAAATATAAGAAGTAATATACAACAATTAGGGGAAACCGAGCGTAACTTCTTGCCTTTATGGATGAGAACTCCACAAACATTTAGCGGAGTTGAACAAGGGTTTACTAAGGGTATACTCCTATGTTATTGTAAACCAGGATATGCAGACAGAATTATTAACAATATTAAGAATCTTGGTATAGATTTTAAGAAAATAGATTTCACTGTAGATAGAGTCATAATTGACTCGGTCAAGGGTGAAGTTGGCGATAAATACATCGCATTTGCAGCAAGAGAGATTATAAATGGCTAGTAATATAAATTTTAATAGTATTGATGAAACATTTCCTGTAGCAGGAAGAGATAACGATAGTCAAGGATTTCGAGATAATTTCGCAGTTGTAAAAAATAATTTTGAAGCTGCAAAGAGTGAAATTGAAGATCTTCAGCTTAATACTGCCAGATTAGATGATTCAAATAACTTTAATAACAATACAATCACAAATGTTAATTTAACTTCTTATACAGAAGAACTTTTTATTGGTGGATCAGTTCAATCATCTCCTACATTAGTAGAAATAGTAAACGGTCCATTTCAATTATTCACAGTTAATCCGGTAGGATCTACTACTACAAGTTTTCAATTTACTATAGATGGCTTCACCGATTTTGGTGAAAAATATGTAAAGATCAGAATGCTTCTATTCAAAGGAACTAGTAACCCAAGTGATGTTACTGTAAATTTTGTTGTAAATGGGGCTGTTGCAATTAAAAAAGGAAGAGATTGTCCTGAAGATATTATTCTCAGTACTAATCCTCCAGGAACTACAAGTGGACAACCTGGATTTATTATTCCTTCAAATTCAATTCAAAAAACAGAATCATCTCATGTTGCTGACCCAATTTTAGTAGAGTTTTGGACATACGATAGTGGAAATACTGTATATATTGATTACATAGGACAATATCAATAATGCATCCATTACAGCCCGACATAACTGGTTTGAGTGATCAAGAGTTAGAAACAAAAGTAATCGAGCTGACTAAAAAATATTTCCAAGCAATAAGATATGTCCCGGGAGCAGCAAGTCAAATTTCTCTAATGATAGACGGATATAAATGGGAACAACAAAGAAGATTAATAGAAAAACAACGTAAACCAAAAGATGAAGATCAGTCTTTTGAAGACTTAATTAGAATTGATTAGTTGACTTTGTTCATTTTCTATCTTAAAATAAAAGTATGACATTAGATATCATACCTCACTCTTATCCTGTAGAATCGAATATTTTAGTTTATGTAGATAATATGTTACTTGTTAACAATTATCGTTTTGAAATTGGATTTGATACATCTACAGCAAATCCTCTTTTACATGATATAGCTTTTGAAAAAATTGATTTATTCTTTAATGCAATATTTCCCAATTCTATTATAATTACTCATGAAGACTTTCAAAAAAAGACAGTAAAATATAATAATAATTATGTCGAATTGTACGATATGCTTAATGATCAATCTTTAGGTTCTGCATTATTTTGTAAGTTAACAGCAATGGTAGGAGAGGATTTAGATATTATTTACTTAAAAATATCAAGTTCTTTAGGTAAAAGAATAACCTACACAATTAATGAAGCTGGTCCAGAAATACACACTCTATTACCAAACAAAGACGATTGGTGGGAAAATAAAGAAATTAAAAATCAGCCTTGGTGGATGAGACCAGATCCAGCAACTTATGATGAAATTCTAGAAGGTGATGATATCTACAAAGGTGAGTTTACTTGGGAAGAGCACTTTCAAGAAGATTTAGAAGAGGCAGAAAATATTTCTAATCCTAAAAATAAATTTAAAATAATAAATGGTGGTAAAGATACTAATGATACTAAATCATAATTCTGAACCTGTTTTTACTAGTAAAGATTTAATAAAAGAAATTTACAAAGGTAATCTCGAACTGATATTAAAATCTCAAGTCGACTATAATACAGACATTGATTATCTTTCTTATATCGAATTTGTTACAGAAAATAATTTAGATGACTGGCCTGTTCCACATCCTTATTTCGGTGACATAAGAACAACGAAAGAATTAGATGAGCTTTATCAAAGTAACTGGTATATTCCGGAAAAGTATAAAAATTACAATATAGAAGAACATTTATATTCATTGTGCTCATCTGATATAGAAATAAAAAGAGTTGCTCAAGAACTCAGTTTATTTAAAAAACACAATATGATTGCTTTGTTAAAATTTTTGAAATATTTGGTTGATATCATGCGTCAAAATAATATATTATGGGGAGTAGGTAGAGGATCTAGTGTTGCTAGTTTTTGTCTCTATCTTCTAGGTATTCATAAGATCAATTCGATTAAATATGACTTAGATATAGAAGAATTTCTTAGATAGGAGAAAAAAAATGGCTAATAGAAGACTTTATAGATCAATGCAGGGTAAAATAGTAGATATGGAACTTCTTTCTCAAAAAAACGAATTAGCACCAGCTATCGGAAACATCAGAGTAAATGCTCGAGGTGACGAATTAGGTCCTGGTGGAAAAATTGTTCGTAAAAGAGAAGAAATCATGGCTGAGTATTATGAAAATAATCCTAGTGCAGTTCGTGATGAACAATATATTCGTCCAGCTTCTGCTCAACCTAAAACTTTACCTACTGAATCTAAATTATCAGAAACTAAAAAGACTGCAATTAAGAAAGAGGTAAAAGATGACCATAAGGAAGATCAAACCGATTCTTGATCATATTATTGTTCAGGATATGGAATTTGGAGAACAGAAGACAAAAAGCGGAATCATTATTGTTAATGATGACGGGAAACAACATGGTATTAAACCTAGATGGGGTAAAGTTTATGCTGTTGGTCCAAAACAAGAAGATATAAAGATAGGAGATTGGGTTCTCGTAGAACATGGCAGATGGACTAGAGGAGTTGATCTAGAAAATGAAGATGGGTCATTAACCACTGTTAGAAGAGTAGAACCATCTGCTATAATGATGTTGAGTAATGAAAAACCATCTGACGCTTATACTGCATCTGAGTAATTATGAAAGTAATTTCTAGAAATTGGATACACGAAGAAGCACATTTCTATGTAAAAAATAAAGGTTTTACTAGAAAATATTTCTTCTCTATTATCGATTATTGGAAAAATATTTTATTAGAGCATAATGCAAAGCCGGGAGATAAAATTGGCTTTGCTGTTGCTACTGTTGATATATCTTATGTTGCTGCAATATTTGCTGCATTTGAATTAGGACTTAAATTAACAATTCTTTTAAAACCAGTAAATGAAAAGGAGATGAATAGTTCTAAATTCAATGTCTTCTATCCACTTGATATATTAATATTAGATAGATTAGCTATAAGATGGTTCCCAGAATTAAAAGATTATTACACACATAATTCACGCCATGTAATAGATTTAATATGGATTGGAAATTCCTTTCAACCTATTAAGAAGCCAAACAAAAAAATTAAAAAAGTATATCCAGAATCTAAAGATATATGTTTACTCTGCACAAGTAGTGGCAGTACCGGACAACCAAAGATTGTAAAACATACTCATGAATTCTTTTATGACTTGTGTTCATTTAATTGGCAACCTTTAGAGTTCGTAGAAGAAGACAAAGTTTTACATTTAGTTTCTTTTAATCACGGATCTGCTTTAGGAATTTATTTTTTACCTTCTTTACGTATATGTAAATGGCATTATTTTAGTATTCCTGATTTTAGTCTAACTTTATTTGATGAAGAAAATTGGGATAGATTTGTTTCTTTCTGTCAAAAAGCAGGGATTACTAAAATGCAATGTCCTTTTGATTTTAGTATCGATTATATGATAAATGCTTTTGATCGATCAGAAATAGGTTGTCCTGATCTAGTAATTTATATTCTAACTTTCATAAATCCAAAATGGTATGATCTTGTTAAAAAAGGAAAAATAAAAAAGGTGATCAGTATATTTGGATGCAGTGAGACTTCTGGTCCTTTGTTCTTACCTTATGTAGATAAAAATGTTGAAAATTTTAGTCCTAACTTTTTAGGATATCCTATTAAAGGATTTCATGAAATATCTATAATAGATAATAGTCTCCATGTAACAATACCAACATATGGAACTACTATTAATACAGAAGATTCTCTTAGAGATATGGGAAACGGATACGATTTTGCAGGTAAAAAAAAGTTATATAGAATACTCGATACAGAAATAAACATATACGATATACAGGGAATTTTCCTCCAACATGTAACAGGATTTCATTATAAAGATGCTATCATTTTAGTTGATGAAATTTATAATAGACTGTATGCTGTAACAAATAACGATCAAATTATGAAACACATTGAGGGTATTAAAGAAAGTGTAAAGATACATTATAATAATAAAATCGAGCTTAATGACATAATTTTTATAGAAGATATGTCAGATTTTGTTACTGGTATAAAACCTGATCGTGAAAAAATATTAACTTACATAAGGCAGATAAAAAATGAGCAACATTGATTTGAACAAATATAAAGAATTTGTTGAAGCTGTAACAAGTAAAGAAAGTAAGGATCTTACTACCTTTATGAATCGACTAGACGAAGTTGATGCAAATTATATCGGAGACGGTGTTCATGGTCCTGATATCAATGTTCCCTTAGTACTAACTGCGGCTATTGGTATGGCAGCAGAGTGCGGCGAGTTCTGTGAGATTCCTAAGAAGATGTTCTTCCAAGGTAAGCCACTTACAGAAGAAACACTATTCCACATGAAGCGTGAACTAGGCGATGTTATGTGGTATTGGATCAATGCTTGTAATGCATTGCGTCTCGACCCTAACGAAGTTATCGCTGAGAATGTTCGCAAACTTGAAGCAAGGTATCCAGGCGGACACTTTGATGCTTTCTACAGTGAGAACCGTAAGGAAGGCGATCTCTAAATGAAACTACCTACAGCCCCTTCAGGGCTTAGTACATTAGGAGTTACTGGTGTGACTCTTATGACTCTACATATCTTAGGACATCTAAACGGTTGGGCTTGGCCTGGTCTTTATGTTATATTAATCTTGATGGGAATAGGGCAGGAGAATCGTAAATGAAATGGTTCAATAATTGGTTTGCTAGAAAATGTCGTGAGGTATGGTACGACGATAGACCATATGTAACACCTACAAAAGAATTAGATGATAGAATTTCTGTTGATGGAATGAACATTAAAATATGGGGTGCTACTGGCGGACACATTGTTGAATTCCGTAAGTGGGATCCTCATAAAGATCGTAACGATAATAAAATGTATATCATTTCAGCAGATCAAAACTTTAGCGAAAGCCTAACTAAAATTATTTCTTTGGAGATGTTACGGTGACCGATTGTTACATTTATGATTGTGTAAGAACACCTCGTGGACGTGGTAAGCCCGATGGGTCACTCCACGAGGTGTCAACATTAAAATTATTAATTACTTCTCTTGAAAGTATTAAGGATAGAAATAACCTTAAGGGTTTTGAAGTAGAAGATTGTGTTATTGGTTGTGTTGATCCTGTTGGAGAAGCAGGAGGCGATATAGCAAGAGCAGGTACTATTGCTTCTGGATTCGGTAATGATGTACCTGGGGTTCAGATTAATAGATTCTGTGCGTCAGGTCTTGATGCTGTTAACTTTGCTGCCGCTAAAGTTATGTCAGGACAAGATAAACTAACTATCGGCGGAGGTGTTGAATCAATGTCGCGTGTTGGTCTAGGTGCTAGTGGCGGGGCTTGGCCAGTTGATCCTATGATTGCTATACCATCTTATTTTATGCCACAAGGTGTTTCAGGAGATTTAATAGCAACAAAGTATGGATTCAGTCGTAACGATGTTGACGCTTATGCTGTTGAATCACAGCGTCGTGCCGCATTAGCATGGAGTGAAGGTAGATTTAATAAGTCCATTGTTCCTGTTAAAGATCTAAATGGCATAACAATACTTGATCGCGATGAACATATGCGACCAGATGCTACAGTTGAGGGTATGGGAAGATTAAATCCGTCATTTAAGATGTATGGAGAAATGGCTGGCTTTGAAGCAGTAGCAATTCAAAGATATCCAGAGATTGAAAAACTAAATTATGTTCATCATGCTGGTAATAGTTCGGGTATTGTTGACGGTAGTGCTGCTGTATTACTTGGTTCTAGAGAAGCAGGCAAGAGTTTAGGAATTACTCCTAGAGCAAGAATATTAGGTTTTACTAATATTGGATCTGAGCCTGCTATTATGTTAACCGGTCCTGT